ATCAAAGTGTATCATTTACAACTTCTGAACTAAATAATATTTATAATGCTATGTCAAATGTAACAAGTGCTACTTTTAAATTTGTAAATTCAACATATAGTGGAGCAAATATTATAGGAACATCTACTAAAACATCAACTGGTTCTATTAATGCAAATATAAAACCTAGTATTTCAAGTGTAGTATTATCAGAAGCAGTAAGTGGAATTGCTACAAAATTTGGTGTTTATATTCAAAATAAATCTAAAATAAGTGGAGTAATAACAGCAAGTGCTGGAACTGGTTCTAGTATTGAAAGTTGTATAACTACTATAAATGGATCAACATATACTTCAAGTAATTTTACAACAGAAATATTAACTAAAAGTGGTAGTAACTCATATTCAGTAACAGTAACTGATAAAAGAGGTAGAACTGCAACAAGTAGTGGAACTTTTAGTGTAACCGAATATAGCAATCCAAAAGTATCAAGTTTATCAGTAGTTAGATGTAATTCTGATGGAACTTTAAATGATAATGGTACTTATGTAAAAGTTAATGGAACTGCTTCAATAACTTCTTTATCAAATAAAAATGATAAAACATTTAAATTAGAATATAAATTAAAAACCGATACAACATGGACTACAAATGAAACATATACAAGTTCATATACATATACAATAACAAATAAAATAATTAGTGGTATTAGTGCTGATAATGAATATGATTTTAGAATAACTGCAACTGATTATTTTGGAACACCTACAGCAAAAAGTTATCCTTTATCAAGTGGATTTACAATTCAAGATATTAATGTAAGTGGAAAAGGTATTGCTTTTGGTAAAGTAAGTTCTAAAAATGCTATGGAAATAAATATGAATATTTATGATAGATTTGATACTTTAATAAATAATGGTTTGTCATTATATAAAACTGGTGGTACTGATATAAATCCAAATACTACATTAGAAGAATTAATTTTGACTGAAACTAATACTCCTAGCGGTGGTTTTTGGTATATAAGGACAATGTTTTATTCAACTAAAAGTGAAACATCTAATAGAACTCAAGTAGCATATCCTTATGCTTATAGTTCTTCATCTGTAAAAGGTACTGTATATACAAGAATATATACAAGTGGAATTGGATGGAGTGAGTGGATGGCAACAGATATAGTTTCATTTACTCATACTGATGGAAGCGGAAGCATACAATTTGCAAATGGTTTGTTAATTCAATGGGGTAGAGTTTCAATTACACCTATTGCTGCTAATACCGTTACTAGTGTAACTGTTAACTTTCCAATTACATATGATGAAGTGCCAAAAGTTAATGCTGATCCTAATACATCAGTACCTAATGTTATTTCTTCTGGAGTAGGTGGAGGAACAACAACTGATGAATCTAAAAAAAGTATGATTGTTTATATGACAAGAACTAATACTGTTGCAACAACTTTCCAATGGCTGGCGATTGGCTTTAAGAAGGTGGTGAGTTAATGAAATATATATTAAAAGATGGTTATATAGATGAAGTTTCATTTGGTGGAACAATTGAATGTAAAAATCAAACATGTACTGAATACACTGGATCTATTCCTGATGGATATACATCTTTAGAAGAGTGGTTTATTGGTGAAGAAGGTAAATTAAATGCTTGGAAATTAGTTGATGGTAATCTAGTATTTGATAGTAATAAATATGAAACACTACAAGTAAAATGTGAAAAAGAAGCAGAAGATAATAGATATGTACGATACAAAGAAATAAGTAATATCAATAATATAATTAAAACTGATACATCAAACAATTATAAAAGAAGTACTACTGATTTATTAAACTTATTAGAAGTAATTGATAGTAATAAATTTTCTAGTGAGTATATTAAATTAATTGCTAATAAAACTATAACTAATAGCATAACAATAAAATTTAATAATGGAAATCTATTAACCAATGATGCCACTTCTAAAACAGAAAGTGGTATTTCTTTTGAAGTAAATGTAGATAGAAGTATACAAATTAGTGGTACTGCAATAGCAGATATTGAATTTAATATTGGAGGTACTAGCACAAATACTAAACCAATACTTGTATTAAAGAAAAATACCAACTATTACTTATCATCAAATGATTACACAATAAAAATGTATGCCTATGATGGAACTGATAGAACAGAAGTATATAGTGGTATTGGTGGAATTATTAATTTAAGTAGTGATAGTAAAGTTACAAATATAGTTCTAGCAATAGCAAGTGGTGCAACAATAAACGACACCATATATCCAATGCTTAATTTAGGTACAACAGCAGAAGATTATGTTACATATCAAGGTAACGAAAGTACAATATTTTTAGATGGTAATTCATTATATATTGGTGATTACATTAATATTGAAAATGGTTCGGTTATACTTCAAAATTCACCTTTTATTGGTGATGATTTAATAATTGGTGATAGTTTTATAATTGGTGGATCAACAATAATGTTAGATGATATTGGTATGCCTTATACATATTTAAATAAAACATATATGTATGCTTATGAAGATGTTAAATTAATGGTTACATATCCTAATACTGAAAGAGATTTAGATTTATGTGGTTATGAAACACCTAATAGTGGTTTTAGTATTGATGAAGAAGGAAATGCATACTTAAATAATGGGACATTTAGAGGTAATATATATTTCCCAAATAGTGATAGTAAAATTGTTGGTGGTGAAGGTCTATTATCAACTATGATTGTAAATGCTTCAATATGGAGCAAGAGTTTTCTAGGTGGACAAGGCTTTATGCCATTAGGTTTTGATGCAATATCTGAAAGTGGAGTTGCACAAAGTCAAATGATAGAATTTGTTATACCTGAAAATTTTATACCTAAAAAAGCTTTTATTTATTTAAGACACATACCATTAAAACATTCGGGTAATTTTTCTGGAACAACAACAAAAGAAACTTATACTGGTTATTCAAGAAATATCAAAGCATATATATGTTCTGATGGATCGTTTGGTAGAAATATTTCTTATATAAATGAAGAACCCGAGATAACAGGCAATTATAGTGAAATAACTAATTGTTTTGGTGTAAATGGATTTACTGGTAATTCTAGTATACTAACCGAAATAACATCTATAGACATAATAGATTATATAAAGAACGCTGGCACATATTCAATAAAATTAAAAAGCGGTGCTACGGCTCCAAGTGGATTTCAAAATATATATGAATACACTGGAAGTGTATTAGCACAATTGTATATTATAGGATATACAAATTTAGAATAAAGGAGGAATAAAAATATGGCTTTAATAGAATTTCAAGATGGAGTTACAAAAGGTAATGCAGAAACTTTTAATAATAATTTTAATGAATTAAATAATAATATAGGAGATTTATCAACATTAAAAACTACTGATAAAACTAGTTGTGTTGGTGCTATTAATGAAATAAATGATACAAATATATTAGAAATATGTTTAACAAAAAATCAAAATGTTTTAACTGATGTGTCTACTAAAGTCGCATTTGATAGTATTTGTTATCAAAAGGGAGACAAATTAACTTTTACAGACAATGGTATTAAAATTGGCAAGGGTGTTAATACAGTAAGAGTTGATTTAAAATTGTGGTTAGAAAATAACACAAATACTAGTTATGCAGCATTTTATATTTTTAAAAATTTAAAAGAACTAACATATAATTTACAACCTTATATTGCAAATTCAACAAATTGGCAAACAGCAAATTCATACGTTTATGTAAATGTTCAAGAGGGAGATATGATTTATGCTAATGTTAGATTTAGTGCAGCGTCTGGTAGTGGAGATGCAAATAAAATAGCTGCATACAATCATGGAAGTACTCTTGCTGTACAAGTAATAGATTAGGAAGGAGAATAAAAATGGAAGCAATAATAACAGCAATAATAGGAGGTGCGTGTGTAGCAGTGCCTTCTATCATAGCAACTTTAGTGGGTAATTCTAAAACTATTTATAGGATAGAACAATTAGAAAAGAAACAAGATAAACATAATACACTTATTGAAAGAACTTATAAACTAGAAGAAGATGTAAAGAATATTCAAGATGATATAAAAGATTTAAGGCACTCTTAAAAAGGGTGCTTTTTATATTAATTAAAAGGAGGTGATAATATGAAAATTAAAAAATGGTTAAAAGCAGCAGGAATAAGAGCAATTAAAACAGTTGCACAAACTGCAGTAGCAACTATTGGAACATCTGCAGTAATTGGTGAAGTAAATTGGAAAATGGTTTTATCTGCTTCATTATTAGCAGGTATTTTATCATTATTAACATCTATTGCAGGTTTACCAGAAGTTAAGGAAGGAGAATAATTTATGAATAAAATAATGACATCAAAAGAATTATGTAATAAAGCTATTGATATAGCAAAAAATTATAAAACGTTATATGTAATGGGTTGCTTTGGTGCTCCTATGACAGCAAGCAATAAAAAAAGATATTGTAATAATCACTCATATAATAAACAAGCTGCTAGACAAAAAATGATTAATAATGCTAGTGCTGATACATTTGGTTTTGATTGTGTATGTTTGATTAAAGGTATCTTATGGGGTTGGAATGGCAATAAAAAAGCAGTTTATGGTGGTGCTAATTATGCTAGTACAATTCCTGATTTATCTATTCCAACTATGACTGGTAAGAAATATGCTACTGGTAATTCAACTAATTTTAATAATATAGTTGCTGGTGAACTCCTTTATATAGGAACAGGCCATATTGGTATTTATATTGGTAATGGTTTAGCAGTAGAATGTACCCCAGCATGGGAAAATAAAGTGCAAATTACAGCAGTAGGTAATATTGGTACTAAAAAAGGCTATAATACTAGATATTGGGACGCTCATTGTAAAGCAAATTTCATTGATTATGTAGCCGAACCAGTAGAACATAATAAAACTATTGAGGAAGTAGCACAAGAGGTTTTAGATGGCAAATGGGGAAATAATCCTGAACGTAAAGAAAGACTAACTAAAGCTGGATATGATTATTCAAAAGTACAAACAAAAGTAAATGAATTAGTTAAGAAAAAGAATGATCCAATTGTCTACATAGTCAAAAAAGGTGATAGTTTATCTAAAATAGGTAAACAATATAATGTTAATTGGAAAGTAATTGCTAAAGATAATAATATTAAAGCACCTTTCTATATAATCAGAGTAGGTCAAAAATTAATAATCAATAAATAGGACTAGGGTTTACACTCTAGTTCTTTTTTTATGTAAACTAAATGGAAAAAATTGCCATAAATATTGATTTATGGAAATTATTGCCATATAATATTATTATGAAAGGAGGATATATGAAATTAAATATCAAAAGAACTACTTTGTTCTTGCTGGGGGTGTTATGTGCTTCAATGTGTGTAACTGAATGGATAATAGTTTTATTTAAAGGTTCATTTACTTTATTTGGACTATTTGTAAATCTATTAGAGCTATTTATTGCTTATGGAATATATACATATTTTGAAAATTATTTAGAAAAATAGGAAAGGGAAATAATTATGATATTTTTTTATAAAAGAAAATATCAGGGGACTTTGGAAAAAATAAAAGAATTATCAGAAACAATTGATAAAAAAGATAAAGAGATAGATAAACTTCAAAATGATATTACTAATAAACGTTGGGAAGAATTATGCAAACTAACTACTGAAACAAATAAAAATGCAAAATTAGTAAAAGATATAGAAAAACTTAAAGATATTAATAAAGATATATCTATAGAAAATGATGATTTAACAGCAAAAAACAACGAATTAAGAGCAGAAAATAAAGAATTAAATAAAAAGATAAAGTCATTAGAAAGAAGAATAGAAAATCTAAAGAAAACTCGTAAATTACCTAGCACTAAAGCACCAAACCAATTAATTAGGGTTAAATTAGGTGCTTCTACTAAAAGTAATGTTAGAAACCATATTAAAAAGGAAGTTATATGATTTTAGGAATAATAATTTTAATAGCAATGATTATAATAACTGGGGTTTTAGTTATACTAGCAGATCATAAAGAAGAAATATGGGGGAGATTAGAATTTAAGGAGGAAAGCAATGAGCAAAGATAAATATGGAGAAATAATAAATGGGGAAAGTACATATAGAACTATCGCTGATGAATTAATAGAAGGTAAAAGTGTAATCATAGGTTGGACTGATGAGAAATACGATCATAGAGATATATTATTTACTTTTAGACCTCAAAAATATGGTACTTTACAACGAGGTTTAAATTTTCCTAGTCATTTATACATATCAATAATGGATTTTAGTTGTATGGGTTTCTTAATAGAAGATGATACTGATAATATAAAACATCCTAGTTATATAAAAGAAAAATTAAGATTAAGTGATAATAGTTGTAATGACAAGATATGTGAACTAATAAATGGTGTTATCGAATACATAGATTTAGCAAGGAAGTGATAGTAATGAATAAAGAAGAATTAATAGGAAAACTACAAATGGTATATGTAGGAGATATAAATGCTTTAAATGAATTAATTGGTTATTATGATGGATTAAAACAAGAAATTGAAATAGTACAACAACAAAACCAAAAATACAAAGAAGTAATTGATAGAGCAACAAAAAATGAAGAAGAAATAATGTATTTAGCAAATAAAGTTGCTATAACAACTCAAAATTTAGAAATCAAAGCAGTTAGAGATAGATTAGAAGAAATTTTTAAAATATTAAAAGAGGTGGAATAAATGAAAAAATATGAAGATGTAAAAAGCTATCTTGATAGAAATTCTAATAAGTGTGCAGATGATTTTGATAATATTTCAGATTATCATTTGATGGTTAGAATAGGTCAAATGTATAGAGAATTAGAACAAATTAAATTATCTTATGAGAGAGTGCTAAAAAAAGAATTTAAAGGTGAATTAATAAGACAAGCTTCTCAAGCAAGACAAACTTTATATAATACTAGAAGTGGTAATCCTAGGAAGCAAGATTTAATAAATGGTATCAATTATGCAATAAAAGATTTAGATAAAATTCTAGTTTTAAAAGAGGTGGAATAAATGAAAGCAGATTATGTTCATAAAGATACTTTAACAGCAACCGATTATGTTGAACTAAACAAAAATAATGAACTACTTATGAGTTATAATCAAGCATTATTAAAAGAAAATCAAGAATTAAAAAAGATGGTTGAACTGTATAGTAAGTCTTTATATAATGCCGAATTAACTAAATGCAAAGAAGTAATTGATAAGGCAATAGAATACATAAAAAGTTACAAAATCGATTACAGTCCTTATGAATTAAGTGATTACAATGTAAGACAAATATTAGAAATATTAAAAGGTGATAGTAATGAATAAAGAAGAAATAGCAACCACTTATAAAGAATATAAAAATGGTTTTAAACTAGTAGCAGGTTTAGGAAGATTATCTTGTTATCAAGGATTAGATTATTTAGAAAAACTACTTGAAAAAGATAAATATTATTCAGAACAATTAGAAGATACTATTGTGTTTATTGAAGGTTATATAAATCGTATTGAAAAAGAAAACCAAAAATACAAAGAAGTATTGATAAAGCAATAGAGTGGGTTTATATGGTGCAACAAAATAAAGATAATAAGCATTTAGAACCTATTATATGTACTGATGAATTAGATGAATTATTAGATATTTTAAAAGGAAGTGAAATAAATGAATAAAGAAGAAATAACAGTAAGTGCAGAAGTAAAGACTTATCTAATGGATTTATATAGCCAAATTGAATATGAATTACAAGAGCAATATAATGATGAAGTTCAAAAATTACAGCAAGAAAATCAAGAATTAAAAAGAAACTGCAACATAGGAAATGAAAATCTTAATTTTTATAGAGAAGAAAATAAAAAATTAATTAATCAACAAAAAGAGTTTATAGATTATATGGAAAACGAAATAAATAAATTCAAAGAACTAGAAAAATTTGCAAGAGAAGTATTTGATAATAACAAAATAATTAATATTGGACTAGCACAAAAAACGATAGAAGAAAATAATTTATTGATTTCAAATTTCAATATAATCTTATCAAAATACAAAAGTATTATAGGTGTTAGCGATGAATAATGAAATATGGAAACCAATTAAAGGATATGAGGGAAAATATCAAGTAAGTAATTTAGGTAGAGTTAAATCATTAAATTATAATAGAAGTGGCAAAGAAAAGATATTAAAACCAATATTATCTCATAATGGATATTTACTAGTTAAACTATCAAAGAATGGTAAAACTAAAAATTTTAGAATTAATAGATTAGTGGTAGAAACATTTATACCTGACAAGAACAATTTCAAGTCAATGCCTGATGAAGATAGAAACAAGATTAATTTAAATAATTTAAAAGTAAATCATATAGATGAAAACATCAAAAATAATAATATTGAAAATTTAGAGTGGTGTACACATAAATATAATATGAATTATGGAACAATAAATCAAAGAAGAAAGAGAAAGAGTGGTAAATAATGAAATCAATAGAAGAAATAAAGAAAACACCTAATTTATTTATTGAAGCAGAAGCAGAAAATGATGGAATGGGTGGCTATTACTATGACAGAATAAATAATAAAAAATTAAATTTTATATTTAGTTATCAAATGGGTTGGGAACATTTATCTGTAAGTATGCCTAGTAGAACACCTAGTTGGGATCAAATGTGTATGATGAAAGATATATTTTGGAATAAAGATGAAGCATGTGTAGAATATCATCCAAAAGAAGAAGATTATGTTAATATGCATAAACATTGTTTACATATATGGAAACCTACAGAAGAACATTTACCTACACCACCACATATTTTAGTAGGCTTTAAAAATGAAGAAGAAAAACAAGCATTTTTGCAAATGGCTAGTATATTTGGTGTAGAAATAAATAAATGGAATTATAACAAAAGAAATAAGGAGGATAAATGAAAAAGACAATGACACTAATTGAGTTATTCAATAAAAAAGCAGATGGAGAAGATGCACCAGAAAAATTTATATATGATAACTATACTTTTATATCAAATGATATAGGTCAATATGTAGATGAAGATGGAGATAGTATATTAGACCATATATGCCTTGATTTAAGCAACCTAGATGATGTAATAGAAATAATTAGTGATGAAGAAGAATTTGAAGATATAACTGAACTAGATGTTGCATTATTAAGACAATGCGATAATTGGTTAAGATGTCCTACAAATGAAGTAACAAAACAAGATATAGAATTAAATCCATATATTATAAATAATATAAGATTAGGATTTCAACATAAAATAAACCAATTAATCAAAAATCAAAAGAAGATAATAGAAAGGATAAATAATGAACAAAAGAATTGATGAATTAGGTCGTTTATGTATTCCAAAAGCAATGAGAAATGAATTAGGAATAAATGATAATGATCTAGTTAATATTGAATGTAAAGATAATAAAATAATAATATCAAATGCTAAAGAAATTCGCTCTAGAGAAGAAATAAAGAACTTTCTAGAAAGATTAAAAGCAAATGATGATGATTTATCAAAAGGAATGAAAACAGCTCTAGAATGGTGCTTAAAAGAGGATACAAAATAGTATTCTTTTTTTGTTTCAAATAGAAACATATCATTTTACTTTTGAAACATTATATTGTATAATAATATATGTAAGGTAGTTAATACAAATAAACAACAAAGGGGAAAACAAAATGAAAAACATCTATCGTAAATTAACAAAAGAACAAAATGAAAGAGGAGTTATTTTCAGTAGTGTATTAGCAAATGATCTAAATCAATATGATGAAGATATGGTACATGAAGTATTTGAAGATACTTATAAAAAAGAATTGGTAATTGAAAGATTATCAAATGCAGATTTCTTTAGTGAAGCATACAAATATAACATTATTAGAAAATAAAATAATGGGAGAATTTTTTCTCCCTTTATGTTTCAAATAGTAAAATATAAAAGGGGTAATGAATAATGAAAGTTTTTAGCAAAGAGAAGTTTATTGAAATAGAAGGTTATGAAGTTTATCAGAAATGTAAAGATTGGGTAGATGTTATAGATGGTAAAAGAGTGGAAAAAGGTGAAGTTGATGGTTGGTTATCAGATAAAGCTTGGGAGGTTGAAAAATGATAGCATTAGCAAAAGAACTACAAGAAGCATTTGATAAATATAATTGGTATGCATGTGAAGATGACCAAGTAGGCTGGTATGAGATGTTAGATGAAATACAAGATCCTAGTGATGAAAAGGAAATAAGAGAAGTCATTAAAAACTTAAAAGCAGCTACAATATGAAGCATTAAAAAAGAACCTTAAGAGGTTCTTTTTTTTGTTGGTATTAAAACATATAATACTATGGTTCTGTACTATAAGTTCCATAGAACTACAAGCAGTTACACCAACAATAAAAACCCTTGAAAAACAAGGGTTTTAACAACTACATATAAATAGTTAATTCCATATCATCAGAATCATTTCTTCGCCAGTTCATCCTTTTTGTTTTTTTATAGACAATTTTTTCAATAAATGATTTTAATAATTCGTTTTTATCTGATATACTTGCAAGTGTATTATATTGATTGATGCAGTTTGCCAAAATGGGAACTGCTTTTTTATATTGTATTATAATCTCTTCTTCATCTTTGTTAGAAAGTTTATCTTTTTCTTTTGATAATTCATCAATTTGTGATTCATAATAATTTTTATCTTCTAAATATTCTTCATAACTAAATTTTTCTTCGTTATAATCTCTACGAGCATTTCTTAAAGCAACTTTAAATTTGGTTAATTTATTTTCAATTTGTTTCAATCTTTTTTCATTGTTTGTTTTTTTCTTTTTTGCTTCTTGCTCATAATTATCAAGAAAGTATTTATAATCATTTAATGTTTGCTCTAATTTGTTTAATATAGCCGCTTCAACTTTATCTAATGTACTTGATACATTTTTACAATTTAGATCAGGACATTGCAGCATATCTTTTCTTGGTTCAGGTTCTTTATATGTTGTTATTACTTTATCAAACTTATTATCTTTAATATTTAAAAGTGTTTTTAATTCAGGCCATTTTTGAGTAAAAACATCAGAATAAATTATTTTTTCTTCTTTTTTTCTAAACCATCCAGCAACTAATGCTTTTGTAATATTTAATTCATTTGCAATATCTTGAAGTGATAAATTTGTTTGATTTTTATGTTCTGTTAAATATTGTGATAATTCAAGTTTATTAATTTCGTAAACTCTTACTTTTTTTCTTTCGTGTTTTCTAGTACATGGATTTCTTACAAGTGATCTACCACAATAATGACAAAATACTACACCAGCTAAAGGATTTTTTAATTCTCTATTTAATCCAGTTCTTGAATTAGGATTATTCTTTATTTTTGCTTGTGCTAGTTCATACATCTCTTTAGAAATTAATGGCTCATGTAATCCTTTAACAATTAAATAATTTTCTTGCCTAGGTCGTGTTTTAACAATTCTTTCACCATCAATTAACTTTTTTAAGACTTTTCTTTTTTCATTTACTAAAACACCATAATAAGTTTCATTTTCAAGTATGTTGTTTACCATACCATAATTCCATGGAGTTTTAGTTCTTGATTCACATCCTTGTTGATTTAAGTAATTTGCTAATTCATGGCTGCTCATACTTTCAACAAATAATTCAAACATCATTTTAACAATTGGTGCTTCTACTGGATGTGGAACTAATTTAAAACCTTTATCAAGTTTTTCCCTATCATATCCAAAAGGAGCGGTTGAATAAATGTATTTGCCTTCTTCTAAACTTATCTTCTTACCTCTTTTTAAAATGGTTTTAGTGTATTCAAGGTATTCATTACCTTGAGTTAATTCCATTTCAAATATTTTTCGGTCAAATTTATTATTTAAATCGTAAGTTTTAGATAAAGTTATGCATAGTGTCTCACTATATCTAAATACATTTACTACACGCCCACAATCCTCCATATCTCCCCTAGATAGCCTTTGAGGTTCTACAACTAATACTGCTTTAATATCATCATCAGCTAATTTATTAAATACTTTCTTAATTTCAATTCGATCATCAATTGTTTCACCAGATACAACTTCACGAAAAATATTTTCTTCTGGTATTCTTTCACCAAAATTTCTTATTGCATAATCTTGCAGCATCTTTTCATGTCTTGCTAAAACAACTTGTAGATCCTCTTTTTCTTCATTTCTTGATTTCCTTAAATAAATTATTATTTGATGTACTTTAATAGTTGATAAAACATTAAAAAGTTGTTCTATGTTACCGATTTCCATAATTTTTCTATTCCCCTTGATGAAATTATTTGATTAAATAAAATTGTTTCAAATAGTAAAATTAGTTCGTATGATTGAAACAAAAGCATTGTTTTTATATAACTACATATATTGTTTTGAGGTGATTTTTATGAAAGTAAAAGTTATTATGCAACCACCAACAAAAGAAAAATTAAAAATCATTTATGATGTATGCAACAAAATTTTTCGTGATAATGAAGATGTATTTTACACAAAAGAACAAGTTAAAGAACTAAAAAAAGATACGTCAAATATCTTTTTGTAAATCATCTTTAGCCTTTAAAAACATTCTAAATATTTGTTCTTGAAGTTCATATTTTTCTTCAAGAGGTATAGAATTATTTTCAAAAATCATTCTAGCTCTTTCCAACAATTCGATTGTTTCAATTTCTTCGCTAACAACTCCAAGTGTAGCAAGACTAACACCAAAATAATCTGCTATTTTTTTGATTTGTTGGATGTTTAAATTACGTTTACCGTTTTCTAAATTGCTCCATTGTGAACGTGAAACACCAATTATTTCAGAAGCCTGTAATTGATCCATACCTCTTGCTTTTCTTAATTCTTTAATTCGTTTACCTATATCCTTTGTATCTAAAGGCTTGTTATTCATTTATACAACTCCTTTTGTTTTTTTATACAATAGTAATTTTATCTTATATTATTCAAAAAGTAAAATAATATGTTTATTATGTAAAATATGAGTTGACTTTTTAAATTATTCTAGTATAATTTTAATTGAGAATAGTTTTATGATTATTCAAATAGTAAAATATGAAGATATTGTTGAAACGGAGGTGATTAAATGAAAAGATTGAATCTATTGTTATTTAGAAAGAAAAAAGGATTAAATCAAAAACAGATGGCCGACAAATTAGAAATTACAAGGCAACATTACAATAGATTAGAAAATGGTATTGGTCAGCCATCAATACAACTATTAGAAAAATTTGCAATTGAATTTTCTGAAATTGATGATATGTGGGAACTTTGGAAAAAAAGTTAGTCAATTTTGTGAAATACTTAACAAGGGAACGTATGTACTGTATATTTTACTTATCAAATTGAAATGAGGTAATTCGATGAAATCTGATAATATTGTAGCAGTAATTGAAAAGCTTGGAGAAATCATTATACATAACAAAAATGACATTTCATATTTAGAATATGAAAATGAAAAATTAAGAGAAGAAATTGCAAAAATTGAAGAAAAAATTAGTTATTACATAGAACAATTAGAACAAAATGTTACGGATAGTGATTATAAAGAAAATATTAAATAATACATATAATGTTTCAGATAGTAAACAAAATAAAATTTATTGAAAAATTATGTTTTTCTTAAAAAAATAAAAATTGCTGAAAAACATAAAATAAAGGAGGTGAATAGATGAAAGAATTTGATAAATATGATTTAAAAATGATAACAATAAATAAGATGATGAAAGAACCTAAAAAATTATTAAATGGATTATTCAGTATTGGATTTGATTTTTCAAAAGGTAAAGATCATTGTTGTTTAATAGTTGCTCAACCAAGAGGAAATTCAGAAGTAATGATTATCAATGAATTTTATGATGAAGAAGCAGATGAAATGTTCAAAAAATTAGTTGGAAAATCATAAAAAGTATTTTACATAAAAAATAAGACTTAAAGCCTTATAGAATAAGGGAAAAATCAATATTGATATGGTGCAATATAATATAAAGGTTATGTTGCATTAAATATATAGAGAAAAGAGGTGAAAAAATGGAATTGTGGATAAAAAATCAAGATAAAACAATATTACAAAAAGTTGATAATTTACTTATAAGTAATGGAATAAATGAAAAAAAAACATTTAATATTTATACAAATAATATTAATTTTCAAAACGTTTTAGGTGAATATAAAACAAAAGAAAGAGCATTAGAAGTATTAGATGAAATACAAAATTATATTATAGATAAAAATGTTATTTATAATTGTAATTCTATATTAACTTTAGTAAATAATAAAAGTTTAAATGATGCTGCAGAAATTTTAGAAAGAGTAGAAAAAACATCAGTTTATGAAATGCCAAAGGAATAGGAGGAAATATGAAAATTGAAGATATAAAAAATTTACTTGATGAAATAGGACTTGATGAAGATGGTTATGGATATATAGATTGTACGACTGCTACTGAATATACAGATAATAATCAATATGAAAGAATAGTTGCAGCTATAAAACAAAATATAGTATTGCAACAAGAAAATACAGCATTAACAAAAAAAATAGAAGAAGTTGAAAAGCAAGGTATGGAATCGTTAATACAAGTTGAGAAATTAGCAAAAGAAAAAGATGATATAAAACAACAATTTCTAGTGTTTATGAGTGAGTTATGTGATTATTTTTCAAAAACAAAAGATATGGAATTTCCAATAAGAATAGGTGATTATAAATTTGAAGTATTAGGTAATGATTTGTTGGTTTATAATTATGATCCGATACAAAAACCTGAACCAATTGAATTAAAAATTAAAATAACTGAAAATTTAGACAAAGTAGAGTGTCCACTTTGCGGTAATCCGTTAGGAAAATATCCAGCAATATCAAGAAAAGATAATAAAACTAAAATTTGTAGTAATTGTGGAACATTAGAAGCATTAGCAGCATTTAAAGAATCACTAAAGGATGATAAAACAAATGAAGAAAACATTTAAGGATCAATGTGATGTATGCAAAAAAATGGATTATTGTAAAGGATATAAAGGATTAGTGCTATGCAATAAATGTATTAAAAAAGAAGTTTCTAAAGCACCAAAGATAATAGGTGATAAAAATGGACAAACAAGATTTAATTTCTAAATTAGATGATTGGTTATTGGAACTTAAATATGATGAAAAGGCTGCTAATACATTAAAGCAATATAAAAATAATGTTATGAAGTTTATAGATTGGCTTCCTGATGATGATAAACCAATAACTAAAGTTACTACTATGGATTATAAAGAATATTTAAGAACAATCACTCAAAGTCCTAAAAGTATGAATGTATGGATTGTATCATTAAATAAATATTTAAGATGGTTAGGCCATAACGATTTAACTATTAAAAAATATAAAATGCAAGAGCAAAGTAGTAATGAAGAATCATTAACTATAGCAGATTTCAAAAGATTATTAAGAATTGCAAATAGGATTGGTAATGAACAGCTTTATTACATAATTAAAGTATTAGGTATGACAGGCTGCAGAATTGGAGAATTGAAATATTTTACAGTTGAAAACCTAGAAAAAACACCTAGAAAAAATATTAAAGTTTATAACAAAGGAAAAGATAGAGAAATTGTTATAAGGCAAGATTTATCAAGAGAACTAAAACATTTTTATAAAAAAAGAGGAATTGAAAGTGGTTTTATATTCTTATCAACTGATCCAAAATGTAAAGACAAAATGCCATGTGTATCAACTATATGGAGGCAAATGCAAAAAGTTGCTGGATTAGCAAGAATAAATAAAGAAAAAGTACATCCTCATAATTTCAGACATTTATTTGCTCAAGTATTTTTAGATACATATCCTGAAAATGTTTTAGATCTAGCGGATTTATTAGGCCATAACGATTTAAAAACAACTAGGATATATACTAAAACATCAGGTGAACAAAAGAGAATTAAATTAGAAAAGGTTAAATTTTAAAGGAGATTATATGAAAGATGAATTTATAGAATTATTAAAAATAACTAAAAGAAAAGGAATAAATAATTTAATACATTGGTTAGAAAATGAAACTGATTTTTTTACTGCACCAGCAAGTACAAAATATCATTTATCAAAAGAATCAGGATTATTAGAACATAGTTTAAATGTATATGATGAATTAGTAAGTGAATATGGAATATCTGATAATATAAGTAGTTTGATAATAGTTGCCTTATTACATGATATATGTAAAGCAAATTATTATTCAATTAGTGAAAGAAATGTAAATAAAAATGGTAAATGGATTAAAGAACCTTATTATACAGTAAACGATCAATTTCCATTAGGACATGGTGAAAAATCAGTAATATTAATTCAAAGATATATTGATTTAACTGATGAAGAAATAGCTGCTATTAGATGGCATATGGGAGCATATGAACCAAAAGAAAACTATTCTACATTAGGAAATGTATTTAATAAGTATCCGCTTGCTTTATATCTACATATAGCGGATTTAAAAGCAACATACATAACAGAAAAAGAGGTATAGATAATGAAAAATAATTTAAATGATGTAAATAATTATTTATTTGAAGAATTAGAAAGATTAAATGATGATGAAACTTTAGAAAGTGAAGATAACTTTAAAAAGGAAATACAAAGAGCAAAAGCAGTATCATCAATATGTTCTACAATAGTATCAAATGCAAACTTAATATTAAATGCTAAAAAATATGCTGATGAATTAGGAATAAATGAAAAAGAAGTATTGCAGTTAAAGGAAAAATAGTATGCATAGATACAGTGAAGAACAAAAGAAATTTATTATTGATAATTATTATGGTAAATATTCCAAAGAATTAGCGGATATGTTTAATAAACAATTTAACACAAATATAACCGCTAGAGAAATAAAGAGTTATAAAGAAAATCATAAATTAAATAGTGGTTTATCAGGCCAATTTCAAAAAGGACATGTATCTCATAATAAAGGTAAAAAGCAAATTGAATATATGAGTAAGGAAGCTATAGAAAGGACAAAAGCAACAAGATTTAAAAAAGGAAATATACCTTCTAATAAAGTTCCAGTTGGAACGGAACGAATTAAAAAAAATGGGTATATTGAAATCAAAATTAAAGATGGCAATCTTAATAAGAATTGGCAGCCAAAACATAGATATATATATGAAAATCATTATGGATTAATTCCGAAAGGACATAAAGTGATATTTGCTGATGGAAACAATAGAAATTTTGATATAAATAATTTAATTTGTGTATCCAATAGTGAAGAATTAATTATGAATAGATACAAATTAAAAACTAAAGATATTGAATTAACTAAAACGGGGTATTTAGTAGCGAAAGTTATTGATAAAACAAATAAGGTTAAAAATGAAAGACTATGAACAATTATATTATGATCTACTTTATGAACATAAAAAAGCATTAAAAAAAATTAAAGATTTAGAGCAAGAACTAGAAACTTTATCAAAGTATAAAGATATTGAAATAAAAAAAATATTGGTAGAACAATTAATTAAATTTAAAAAGAAAAGTAAGTAAATAAATTTATTTACTAAATGAAACATTATTCGATGGTTATAAAAAGAATAGTAAAAATAAATTTACTATTTGAATTAAAGGAGGATAAATAATGAATCAATATGAAAGAAGATTTTATGAAGATATTCATAAATTAGTAATTATTCAAGAAAAAATATTAAAAGAATTAAAAAAGATGAATGAACCAATTATTGAGTATAAAGAAAAGCCAAAAGATAAGGAGAGTGAATAGATGGAAAATAAAGAATATACAGTAACAATACCAGTAGAAGATTATAAAGAGTTAATACAAGCACAAAATGAATTAGATAATCTCATTAATTATATATTTGGTTTATATGATTATAATGGAATGGATATGTATTTTGATGAACAAGCATTATATTTATTAACTATATATTTAAAAAATATATGGAGTTATACATATTATAAAACATTTACTAAATTAAAAAATGATTATGATAAAGAGAAAGCAATAAAGATCGAGTAGGAGAGTGAATAGATGATAGAAAGAATATTAGATAAATATTATAAAAAGAAGTTGATGTATTATATAGAGCATCATGGAACATTTATGATAAATAATTTAGTAGTTAAGTTTGAAGAAGAATTAGGAACTATTCTTATAAAAATTAAGCATAATGCATTAAAAGAAGATAGATATGAATTTTTGTTTCACATTAATGAAAAAGATATATTTTTTTACTTATGCAATATAAAAATATTAGATGAAAAAATTGCAGAAAATACAAAAGCTTATCTTGAATATAATAAATGTAATGTTATCTAAAAGGAGGAATAGATGAAACAAACAATTACATTAGAAGAAATAAAAAAACTATATGAAGAAATGGATAATAGAGAATGTGGAGATAGTTATTTTACTAAATACGATGGTACAAGAATCTCTATCGATACTGGATATGCATTTAGAGGTATAGAATTATTTATTGAAGAATTAGAGCATAAATTAGAAATAAAAAAGGAGAGTGAATAGATGACAAGAGAAGAAATATTAGAAAAAATTGAAGAATTAGAAGAACAATTATATCAAACAGATGAATTACAAGAAGAATTAGAAGAATATAGAAAACAGGCAAATAAGAGTGCCAAGTGTATGAAAATAATGATTGATGAATTTGAAAAAGAAGGATTTACAAGAGAATTTGCTATTGAATTAATGAAATTAAGTATAGGAGGAAATAGATGAAAAGAGTTAATATTACAAGTGCTGATATTGTTAAATGCATGGATAATAATCAAAAAGATTGGTTAACAAAAAAATGTTTAGCAGATGGAATTGAACCTGAACCGCTTCTTGATACAATGTCAAAAATAACAACAGCAGCAGTTAATTGTTGTATAGATCTTGTGAATGTTTATTTTGAAAGTCCAGCTGGAAAAGAATATTTAAATATGAGAAAAAAGATAGAAAATATAGGTCAAAAATTATAAAAACTATTTTAGATAGTAAATAAGGCTTTAAGCATTGATATATATAGGTTTGTGTAGTATTGTGTTGGTGCAATATAACATAGTGGTTATGTTGCATTGAATATACATAATGAAAGGAGGTTGAAAATGAAATATTATGCACTCTATAAAGGAGATGAATTATTAACTGTAGGAACAAAAAAAGAATTAGCAAAATATTTAAATGTTAGTGAGAATACTATCCGTTTTTATGCATCTCCTACATATCAAAGAAGAAATAAAAAAGGAAATGGATATCTAGTTGTAAAGGTAGAAGATGATGAAGAAAAAGAAGTAATATGATAAAAATAAAAAATGATGTTTATTTTAAAGAATTATATAAATATGGTTTCAAAATGAGTGATGGAAATACCTTTATGTATAAACCAAGAAAATATACTGATATACCTCTAATAACAATAGATGTAAAAACAAAAATAATTAGTATTCAAGGAATTTGTGATATGCATAACACTGTTGAAGATACTTTATATAGTTTATTTAAAGATGATTTGGTAGAAGAATTTAAAGTTGAAATTGATGTTTCAAATAGTAAATTTAAAAAGGAGTAATGTAAAATGTTTAAAGTTTTATTAACTTTAGGTGGAGCATTAATTATAGGAATATTTGCAATGTATTTATTACAAATTAATAGATATGAAAAAATTGAAAGGGATAGTGAGAATGAAAAATAATTTATATTATACAGAAAAAATTGTAGAAAAAGTATTAAGACAACATATAGATACTAGATCAGATGACTTTATATTAATTTATAGAGTATTTAAAGAAATTAATGAAAATGTAGTTATTCGTTTACCATTTTTTGAAGTAATGTTAAATCATAAAGAATATGGTTTACCTGCTATTGCAAGCATAATGAGGGCAAGAAGAAAAGTATATGAAAGATATCCTTACTTAAACCCTAAAAAAATTAAGGAATTAAGAAAAGAAAAAGAAGAAGAATATAAAGAATATAGTAAGAGTTAGGAGATGAAAACATGGCGATTTTTAGAAATGTAAATATGAGTTTTTGGACTGATCCAAAAGTAGTTGATGATTATACACCAGAAGATAGATATTTTATGTTATATGCTTTAACTAATAACTATACCAATATAATAGGTTGTTATGAAATAAGTATAAAGCAAATGAGTAATGATTTAGGATATAACAAAGATACTGTAGAAAAAATAATAAATAGATTTAAAGAAATACATAAAACAATTGATTATGATTTTGATACAAAAGAATTATTAGTAGTTAATTGGTACAAATACAATTGGAGTGCTTCACCAAAATTAGATAATCCATTATATGTAGCAATAGAAAAAGTAAAGAGTGATTTATTCCATGATAAATTAGCAACTATTTACAATAATAGAGAAAGTGTAATAAAAGAAAAAGATACCATATCTATACCATATCGATATGGTATAGATACAACTATTACTATTACTAATACTATTCCTATTTCTATTCCTATTTCTAATTCTATTTCTAATAATAATATATATAATAATAATATTAATAATATTAATAATAATGAACTAGAAGAAGAATTTAATATTATCTGGACAAATTATCCTAGAAAGCAAGGAAAAGCAAAAGCATTAAAATCATATATTAAAGCTCGAAAAAAAGGTGTAACTAAAGAAATTATATATAATGGTTTAAAAAATTATTTAAGATATATTGAAATTGGAAAAGTTGAAACACAATATATAAAACAAGGTTCAACGTGGTTTAATCAAGAATGTTGGAATGATGATTATTCAATTAATAATAATTCAAATACATACAAAAGAAATGAAGTAGTTCCAGATTGGCTTAATAAAAATATAAAATATGAAACTGCTAGTCCTGAAGAAATAAAAGAATTAGAAAATTCATTGAGTGAATTTAAAGATCCTGATTTTGAAGAAAGAAAAGCAGCTCTACAAGAAAAATTAAAAAATAAATATAAAAAATAAAAAGGTGGTGTTATTATGAAAAATTATATAATTACATCTAATGAATTAGATATAGTAAATAGAAGATTATTCAGATTATATGCAAGAAAACAAAAATTAAATGAAGAAATAACTAATTGTAATAGTCATTTAAAAGAGATAGTTACAAGTGGTGGTGTAGTTAGTGATAAAATGACTAATTATGTAGCCGAACTTGAAGAAGTAGATAATGAGATATTAGAACTTGAAAATCAAGCAAAAGAATTAAAAACAGATCTTGATTATATGGATAGTAGATTATCGAATATAAATGAAATAAAGGAGCAAGTATTTGTAATGTACTTTATAAGAGGGTTAAAGCCTTTACAAATTGCTCCTAAAATTCCATGTGGTAAGTCAAGTGTATATAGATACATTGATGAAATCAATAAAGAACGTGCAAGTTGGGAAAAAATAAGAAAAATTTGATGTTATAATATAAACGTAGGAAACTACAAAATCCATGAATTTCATCTTGCATCGGCTTTATAGCCGATGTGGAAGATAATACACAAGTTACTATTCTTGATAAAAATAGAAGCCGATAACAGTTAGTAATAAAGTATTTAAAACTCATTTACGTCCTTTTAATTCTTTTTAATGTATTATCTTGCACATTGTCTATAAAGTTTAAAAGCCAATGGGGAAGCAACCTTAAATTTAGGGTTGTTTTTTTATATTAAAAAGGATGGTGAATCAATCTGATATATAAATTGTGTAGAAGATGCAAAAAAGTAATTATTCATCCTGCTGCTTATTGTGAAGAATGTCAAAAAATAGTTGATATGAAAAATGAAGAATTGCAAAGAGCAAGAGATAGAAAATATAACAAACAGCGAGATCCAAAATATAAAAATTTTTATAATAGTAAAGATTGGTACATTTTAAAAGAAAAAAAGCTTCAAGATGAACAATATAGATGTGAATTTAAAGGCTGCAATAAATTAGCAGTAGATGTTCATCATAAAATACCAATTCAAACTCCTGAAGGTTGGGAATTAAGACTTGATTATAATAATTTAGAAGCATTATGTATAGAACATCATAATTACAGGCATGGCCGATTTAAAAAAAGAAAGGTGGTGAAATAATGAAATTAAGACAAATAGTTTGTGATAAAACTGAATTAACATTAACTAAAGAAAAAAAGCAAATTAAATATGGTGATATTTTTGAAGTATCAGAAGAAAGAGCAAAAGAAATTTTAGCAGCTACTTTCAAAGGTAAACCAGTTGCAGAAATAGAATATGAAAAAGCAACTGATGAATCAGAAAATTCAATTGAAAATAAAAAAGAAAAAACTACTGCTAAAACAAAAAGCAAGAAATAAGGAGGTGTTTCATGATAATTGATATAACTTTAAATGATTTTAAAGAAATTACATCCAATAGTGATTTTATTGGTAAAGTATCTGAAAATAAAGCAACGATATTAAAATTTCATTTAACTGAAAAACTATCAAAATATAATTTTTATTTAGATTTTGAAAAGCCTAATGGATCTAAATTTACTACTCAAAAATTAAATATTGTTGATAATACAGTTGAATATGAAATAACAAATAGTTTATTAGATGAAAATGGATATTTATTACTTGAAGTTGTTTTAACAAATGATAATGAAAAAATAATTTATCCTTCATTAAACTTCAAAATAGAAACATCTATAAATGCTACTAATGAATTAGCACCTGAAAATAAAACATTAATATCTGAAATTGAGGATGTATTAAATAAAATTGATACTACTGGAAATGGAGATAAATTTTTAAGCGATGATGGCACATATAAAAACGTAAGTAGTTCAGGTGGAACAACTGATTATGATGATTTAACTAATCAGCCTATAAAAAGATTAGTTAGTATGGATCAAACTAATCCAATTGTATTAAGAAATTTAGATAGTGGTATTTATTGTTTACATGGTTATATATTACCTTTTGATGGTTCTACTGATTTATTTGTAGCACAAACTCCAATATCAGTTAATATTGCAAAATCAAGTAGTATTTCATTTATTCAATTATTTTTTTCATTTGGCAATCAACTACAATACTTTGAAGTAACTGATAGCAATTATACACTTAATACAATCTCATTTAATAATTTAGCAACTAAAGAATATATTGATAATGTTGTTGGAAGTATTAACACCGAATTAGCAACATTAACAACTGTTAGTGAGGTTAGTGAATAATGGCAACTACAACAGATTACATAAATCAATTAAAAACAGATAAGCAAACACTAGCAAATAATTTAGTTGCAAAAGGTATTGAAGCAACAAATGATGAAACTTTTACTTCTTTAGTTCCAAAAGTATTAGATATACAAACTGGAATAACACCTAGTGGCTCTATTGATATAACGGAAAACGGAACTTATGATGTAACTGATAAAGAAAGTGCTATTGTAAATGTTCCTACTAAAACATTAGGAACTAAAACAATAACTGCAAATGGAACATATAAAGCAAGTGATGATAATTTAGATGGTTATAGTGAAGTTGAAGTTGATACTGGTAAATATGCACCTAGAGCAAAAATAAGTTTTGAAAATTATACTGGTACAGAATTAGATTATGAACTTGCTAATTTAGATACAAGTAATATTACTTTAATGAATAGTATGTTTTCTAATTGTAAAAATTTAACAAGTTTAGATGTAAGTAATTTTGATACTTCAAAAGTTACTAGATTAGATTATATGTTTAATTATTGTGAAAAATTAACAAGTTTAGATGTAAGTAATTTTGATACAAGTAATTGTACTGCAATGTACGATATGTTTGAAAGATGTTCAAATTTAAAAACATTGGATTTAAGTAATTTTGATACATCAAAGGTTGATAGAATGAACCAAATGTTTTATTTTTGTTCATCTCTAATAAGTTTAAATTTAAGTAATTTTAATACAAGTAATGTTACTACTATGGCATCAATGTTTTCGAATTGTGCAAATTTAGAAACAATAAAAATAAATTCATTTGATACATCAAAAGTTACTAATCTTAGCAGTACTTTTAATAATTGTATGAAATTAGATACAATACCTCAATTAAATGGTAATAATATAAATAATTTAAGTAGTTCTTTCTTTAATTGCAATAATTTAACTAATTTTAATGGTATTACTAATTTAGGACAAGCATATAGTACATCACAAAGTGCAAATTATTCATATTATAAATTAATATTATCTAGTTGTACTAAATTAACAGAACAAAGTTTAATAAATATATTAAATAATTTATATGATATAGCAACTAAAGGTTGTAATACTCAATCGGTAGTATTAGGAAGTACTAATTTAGCAAAATTAACTAGTGATGAAGGACAACTTGCATTAGATAATGCAGCTACTAAAGGTTGGGCAGTATCATAGAAAGGAGGGATTAAATATGTATGATATTCCAGAAACAGCAACATTGTTAAAAGAAGGCTTATATGTTGATTATTACACTTATCCTAGTGGCAATGTTCAAACGAGATTATATGCAGATGAAGGTTGGGCTATATATCATATAAATTCTGTTGAAGGTGAGGATAGAACATATCATTATAGAGTTTATCTAGCATATAACGATAGTGTAGATAATTATAATGTATGTCAAGTAACACCTGATATGGAAGTAGTAGGTATGCCTAAAGAAGAAGAAGTAATATAAGAGGTGATAATATATGATCTTAGTTGAAAATAATTTAACTAGTACAAGTACCACAAATGCTTTAAGTGCAAATATGGGAAGAATTTTAAATGAAGCTATTGAAACTCTTGAATTAAGAGTTATTGCAATAGAAGGTACTACACTAGATATTAGTGCATTATCTAGTGAAGAAATTTTAGAAATTATAGAGTAAAGGAGAGTGATTAAATGAAATTTCTAGATAGTACAGGTCTAACACAAGTTTGGACTAAAATAACAACATTATTAGGAGGAAAAGTTGATAAAGTTGATGGTAAAGGATTATCAACAAATGACTTTACAACAGAAGAAAAAACAAAATTAGAAGGATTAAGTAATTATGATGATACAGCATTAGCTGGTAGAGTTACTGCTATTGAAGGTGCTGGATATCAAACATCTGCTCAAGTTCAAAGTGCTATTGATACTGCTATTGCTGGTGCAGATACTTGTCAACCATTAACAAGTGCTGAAATAACAGCTATTATTGGCAGCTAGTAATGAAAGTATTAGATGAAAATGGTTTAGAAGTATTAAAGCAATATTTATTAGCTGAATTGCCATTAATTAACCCTAGTGATTGGGAACAATTAACATCTCCTGGAACAGCAACAATATATAAATTAAAAGTAATTAATAATCAATTAGTAGCACCAGCTTATAGACAAATGTATGCAACAGAAGATGGAGAAAATTGGACATCAACAGCATACGGTAGTGCATTAAATGATGTGTGCTATTTTAAAGGAAATTATATAGTTGCTAGAACTGGTGGAGCATACATAGGTACTGCATTAGATAATTTAACATATAGTGCTTTTTACAGCAGCATAGCAAATACATGTTGCACTGATGGAAATATAGTTGTTGTAGCTGGAAATGGAGGTGGGATATGCTATTCTACCGATGGTACAAACTTCATACAAGCAACATCTCCAGTAACAAACGATATATCAGCAAGTATTTACAATAATGGATTGTTTATATTAGTTGGAAGAAGTGGAACTATATTGACAAGTGAAGATGGTGTAAATTGGGTAAAAAGAACGAGCAATATTACAACTGGATTAAACGATATTTTCTATGATGGTAAAAAATATATAGTTGTAGGTAATAGTAAAGTAATACTAACATCCAATGATGGAATAACATGGACAAATATTACAACTAATCTACCATCAACAGATATACAAACAATCTATTATCAAGATAATTATTACATTATAACAGCAAGTTCAAACACATTATATTATTCAAAAGACTTAACATCATTTACATCAGTAAGCATAGATAAAACATGTTATGCTATAGTATATTTTAAAGATCAATTATATATATCTGGAAGTAGTGGATATATTGCCAGAGCATCTATAACAGACCAAAAATTAAATTTACAAGAAGTTGCTAATTACTTTCTGAACAAAATAAATAAATAAATAATCATTTTAAACACCATTTAAACACGATTTAAGAGGTGTTTTTATTTTTGTGTATAGTTTATCAAAATAAATAAAAACAAGCGAATAAACCATATAAAAATAACTAGGGGGAGGTAAAAAAAGTTTTTCTGAACCTCTAGGGAACGGTGCAGGGGAGGTCTTTGTAGCAAAAACTCCCCAAATGTAAATTTGAAATGACTTCAAGGAGTGAATTTAATGCAGATTGAATTAATCAACATTGATGAAATTATTCCTTATGAAAATAATGCAAAACTTCATCCGAAAGAGCAAATAGAACAAATTAAAAAATCTATTTTAGAGTTCGGCAATAATGATCCAATAGCAATAGATAAAAATAATGTTATTGTTGAAGGTCATGGAAGATTATTAGCATTAAAAGAATTAGGTTATAAAGAAGTTGAAGTTATTAAACTAGGACATTTAACTGATGAACAAAGAAAGGCCTATACACTTATTCATAATAAATTAACTATGAATACAGATTTTGATATTGAAATTTTAGAATCAGAATTAGCAGCAATCAATATTATTGATATGAGTGATTTTGATTTTGATTTAGATATTGAAATGGAAGAATCAATAATTGAAGATGATTATGATGTAGAGGAAAAGTTAGAACAAATTGAAGAACCTAAAAGTAAGCTAGGTGATATTTATGAGTTAGGTGAACATAGGTTAATGTGTGGAGATAGTACGCAAAAAGAAGATGTTTTGCGTCTTATGAATAATCAAGTTGCAGATATGCTTCTTACTGATCCACCTTACAATGTGAATATTTCTAATTCAGATGGAATGACAATTGAAAACGATAATATGTCAGATGATAATTTTAAACAATTTTTAAATGCTGCTTTTCAAACCGCTAGTGCTTCACTTAAAAAAGGTGGAGCATTTTATATTTGGCATGGAGATAGCGAAACAGTTAATTTTAGAAATGCATGTGAAAATAATGAATTATCAGTTAGACAATGTTTGATTTGGGTTAAGAATGGATTTAATTTTGGTAGGCAAGATTATAAATGGAAACATGAACCTTGCTTATATGGTTGGAAAGAAGGAGCAAGTCATTATTTTATTGATGAATATAATAATCCTACTGTTATTGAAGATAATTTAAATATTGATTTACTAAAGAAAGAAGAATTGAAAAAACTAGTTGAAGAATTGCTATCGGATAGAGTTCCAACAACTATAATTCATGAAGATAAACCATTAAAAAATGATAAACATCCAACAATGAAACCAATAAACTTGTTATCATTTCAAATAAAAAATAGTAGTAAGAAAGAAGAAATAGTTCTTGATTTATTTGGTGGAAGCGGATCAACGTTAATTGCTTGTGAACAATTAAATAGAAAATGTTACATGATGGAGTACGATCCGAAATATGTTGATGTAATTATTGATAGATGGGAACAATTAACTGGAAATAAGGCGGTATTGCTATGAAAGAATTAAAACAATATAAAAAATATTTAACAAAGCAGCAATACAAAACATTAAAAGGTCAAATATTATCAGGTGATAAAGAAGGAGCTAAAAAAGGATTAAATAAATTATTAAAAAAAACATGTAATTGATGTTTCAAATTGTAAATTAAGGAGGTGATAACGTGGCAAGGCCAAGACAACCTATTGAACTCATTGAAGCAAAGGGTAAAAAACATTTAACTAAGGCTGAAATTGAAATAAGAAAAAATTCAGAGTTAAAAGTTGATTTAAAAAATGTATGTATACCTGATTATTTACCAGCAAAATTAAAAAGTGAATTTGAAGAAATTGCTTCAAAACTTTTACATGTTGGAGTTATGACAGAACTTGATGAAGATTGTCTTGCACGTTATCTACTTTCAAAACAAAGTTATCTTAAATATACAAGTATGCTTAATAAAGCAACTCAACAAAATAAGATACTGGAAATGGAAAAATTAATGACTATGCAAGATAAAGCATTTAAACAATGTCGAGCATGTGCTAATGATTTAGGATTAACAATTGCTTCAAGATGTAAACTGGTAATGCCTGAAACAAAAGAACCACCAAAAGAAAATAAATTTGCGAAGTTTGGTGGTTAGTAATGTCTAAAACAGATAGAGTTACTGAATATGCAGAAAGAGTTGTAAATGGTGAAATTATTTGTGGACATCTTCATTATTTAGCATGTAAAAGACATTTAAATGATTTGCAAAGACAAAATACTAATGATTTTCCTTATTATTGGGATATAAAAGCAAGTGAAAGAATACTTGAATATGCAGAAACTCTAACAATTGCTGAAGGTGGAATACCTAGACCAGTAAAATTAATTGGTTCACAAATTTTTGATATTGGTTGTAGGTTCGGTTGGAAAAAGAAAAATGGCTTTAGAAAGTTTAGAAGAAGTTATAAGTCAGAAGCAAGACAAAATGGTAAAACATTTGAAAATGGTATTATGGGTACTTACATTGGTAATTTTAGTGGTTATAACTATGGTAAATTATTTACTGTTGCTACTAAAAAAAGACAAGCACGACTTGCTTGGGAGGAAATGGCCAAATTCATTAAAGTTGATGAAGATTTACAAGAATTATTTGATGTTAAAGATTATAAATCAGTAATTGAATGTAATTTAACTAATTCAACTATTGAAGCATTGTCGAAAGAAGCTGGTTTAGATGATGGTTTTAGATCTATATTCAGTTCAATAGATGAAATACACCAGCACAAAGATAATAGAATTTATAAAGCAATTTATAATGGTACTGGTGCATTAGATGAAACACTAGTAAGTATGATTACTACTAGGGGATTTGATATAAGTCCTGAAAGTTTTAGTTATGAAATGGACAATTATGCAGTAAGAGTTTTAGAAGGTACAGTAACTGCAGAAGATCTTTTTGTAGACATATATGCACTTGATAAAGATGATGATATATGGGATGAAACAAATTGGATAAAAGCCAATCCTTATTTAGCAAGTACTGAAAAAGGACTTGAAACATTAAGACAAGATGCACAAACTGCTAAAGATATGGGTGGTAGTGATTTAAGAGATTTCATTACTAAACGTTTAAATAAATGGGCAAGAGATGAAGATACACAATTTATTGATTTAGAAAAATGGAAAGAATGTGAATCAACTAAAACCCTAGAAGATTTTAGAGGTGAATCTTGTTATTGTGGAATAGACTTATCAAGCGGTGGAGACTTAACAAGTATTGCTTTAGAGTTTCATAAAGATAGTAAGTTTTATTTATACTCACATTCATTTATGCCAAAAGGAAGATTACAAGAGCATATTGAAAGTGATATAGCACCATATGATATATGGGTTAATAATGAATTACTAACTGTTACTGGTGGAGTAAATGAATATAAGAATGATTATAAATTTATTATTGCTCATTTAAAAAAGATAATAGAAGAATATCAATTAAATGTTAAAGCTATAGGTTATGATCCTCATAATGCCGATGGCTTTTTAAGTGATTTAGAAGAATTGGGTATTCCGTTATTGGAAGTTACTCAAAGTGCTAAATTTCTAAATGATGCTACTGTAGATATGCAATTAAATGTTAAATCAGGTGTAATTGAATATAACAAATTTAATGAATTATTATCATGGAGTTTTAGTAATGCAAAAGTAGTTGCTAACTCATTCGGAGAGATTAAAGTTGATAAAGAACCTAAAGCAAGAAACAAAAGAATAGATCCAGTTGATGCTTGTATAGATGCTCATGTTGCTTACATGAAGTTTAAAGAAGATATAAATTTAGAAGCAGAGATGGAAAATTATTTAGAAGCTATGGGTTGGAATTAAAAAAGAAAGGTAGGTGAAATGATGAAAATATTTAATAAATGGGAAATAAAAAAAGTTGAAAATAGTACTGGATATGATAAAACAGAGTGGATTAAACTTGCTGATTTTTTAGGTATTGATAAAGATATGGATAAAGATGCACGTTCAGAAGCAACATATTTTGCTTGTTTAAAAATATTAAGTGAAGCGGTTGGCAAACTTCCATTAAAACTTTTAAGAAAAACTAAAAAAGATGGTGTAATAGAAGCAACAAAGCATCCATTATACAATGTTGTAAGAAACAGGCCTAATAGGTTTATGACTTCAACAACATTCTGGAGTACCAATGAATATTATAGAGATCATTTTGGAAATGCAGTATCAATGATTGTTGGATATGGTGCAAATATGCAGTTAATACCATTAGATTATTCAAAATTAGAAATTTGGTATGATGATGGAAAATTATTAAGTGAAATTCCTGATGTATGGTATTTATATAATACTGGTGAAAAATATTATAAATTATCGAGTGAGCAAGTACTACATTTTAAAACTTCAATAACTGAAAATGGAATAAAAGGTTTAAGTGTTAGAGAAATGCTAGAATCAACAATTGAAGGTAATCAAAAAGCACAGAAAATACAAAATACATTATATGATACTGGTTTCACTGCTAAAGCAGTAGTTCAATACACTGGTGCATTAAATGATGAAAATGTAAAAAAATTCCTTCAAAATATAGAAAATTATGCAAAAGGAAATGTTGATGTAGGAAAAGGAATAGTTCCAATTCCATTAGGTTCTACAATAACACCATTAAATACTAAATTAGCAGATAATGAATTTTTAGAGTTAAAAAAATATAGTGCTTTACAAATTGCTGCAGCATTTGGTATTAAACCAGTGCAAATTAATGATTATTCAAAGTCAAGTTATGCTTCTAGTGAAAATCAAAACTTGGCTTTTTTAGTTGATACATTACTTTTTATATTGAAACAATATGAAGAAGAACTAAATTATAAATTATTGAGTGACTTAGAAATAAAACAAGGTTATTTCTTTAAATTTAATACTGGAATGCTATTAAGAGCGGATATGAAAACTCAAATAGAAAGTATTACTCAAGCAATTAGTAATGGACTATATACACCAAATGAAGGTAGAGCATTTTTAGATCTAGAAGCTAAAGAAGGCGGAGATAGTCTAATAGTAAATGGTTCAATGATTAGAGTTGAACAAGTTGGCTCACAATATGGAGCAAATAATAATAGTTCTATCGGTTCTAATGAACCTTTAGATAAAAATGCTAATGGTGAAGGAGGTGATGAATAATGAATAAGAAGTTTTATGAGTTCAAAAACATAACTTCATCAGAGGCTGATTTGTTCATATATGGCGAAATAGTACAAGAAAAGTCTGTTGATTGGTGGACTGGAGAAGAAAGCAAAACTGATGTTGGATTAATGGATTTTAAAGAACAACTTGATAATATCGGTAATGTTCAAAAATTAAATATATACATTAATTCACCAGGCGGTGATGTTTTTACTGCTTCAACAATGATTAGTATGTTACAAAGGCTAAAAGATAAAGGAACAACTATTAATGCTTATGTAGATGGATTAAGTGCAAGTGCAGCTTCATTTTTAATGATGGTTGCAGACAATGTTAATCTTTATAAAAATTCTACTGTAATGGTACATAAACCTATGTCATATGCGGTTGGAAATGCTAATGATATGCAAAAAACTATTGATGCATTAAATAAAATTGAAGAATCAGTAATGATGCCTATGTATATGAACAAGTCAAAAGTTAGTGAAGAAGAAATAAAATCACTAATTGATGCTGAAACTTGGTTAAGTGCAAATGAAATGGATAAATATTTCAATGTTACTTTACTAGATGAAGAAAAAACAGCAGTAGCAAGTATATCAAGTAATTTATTCAAAAATTACAAAAATGTACCTGATTTTATTAAAAATTCACTAAAAAAAGTGCAAAATGAGGAAAAAACCGAAGAAAATGCACAAAAAAATGAAGAAATAGTGCAAAATGAACCAATTCAAGAAGAAAAACCTATTGAAAATAGTGAAAATGAAACTATTTCAACAGAAAACCAATCAAAAGAACAAGAAATTAAGGCTAGATTAAAACTAGTCAATATCTCATTAAAATTAAAAGAAATAGAAGAAAGAGAGGATGATTAAATATGAATAAAAAAATGAGAGAAATTAAAGCACAAATGGATGCATTAAATGAAGAAGCAAAATCTAAATTTGAAGCAAAAGATTATGAAGGAGCAGAAAGTATAGTTGCTGAAATAGAAGCACTTGAAAAAGCTTATAAAACTGCTGAAAAATTATTTCAAGGTGAAAAGGAAGAAGTAACTGATGAAGTAGTTAATAAAGCAAAATCAGTAAATAAAGTTAAAGCATTTGCTGATAACATTAAAAAAATTAGAAATTCAATGAATGAAGGAACTGGAACTGATGGTGGTTATACAGTACCAGAAGATGTTTCAACTGATATTGAAAAATTAAGAGAGGCTAAATTCTCACTTGAACAATTAGTAAGTGTAGAATCAGTTTCAACAATGAGTGGTTCAAGAACTTACAAAAAGAGAAGTTCACAAACTGGATTTAGTAAAGTAGGAGAAGGTACTGCAATTGGTGCAAAAGCTACACCACAATATGATAGAATATCTTATACTATTGATAAATATGCAGGTATTTTACCAGTAACAAATGAATTATTTGAAGATAGTGATGCTAATATCTATAACGAATTAACACAATGGATTGCAGATGAAAGTAGAGTTACAAGAAACAAATTAATTCTTGAAGCTATTAATACAAAAGAAGCAGTTGCATTAACTGGTTTAGATGATATTAAGAAAGCATTAAATGTAACTTTAGGTCAAGCATTTAAACCAACTTCAGTAATCGTTACTAATGATGATGGATTACAATATTTAGATACTTTAAAAGATAAAGATGATAATTATGTATTAAGTGCTAGTCCAGCTGATCCAATGAAATTAGTTTTAGCTGCTGGTGCAACTACTATTCCAGTTAAAGTAGTTCCAAATGCTGATTTAGCAACTACTGATAATAAAGTTCCATTTATTATTGGAGACTTAAAAGAAGGTATTAAATTATTTGATAGAAAGAAATTAAATATCATGACTTCAAATACAGCAGCTGCTGGTGATTTAAATGCATTTGAACAAGATTTAACACTATTCAGAGCAATTGAAAGAGAAGATGTTGTTGTTCGTGATGCACAAGCATTTGTTAATGGATATATTACTGTAACTGCATCTGCATAATAGGAGGTGTTTTAAATGCCTACAATAGATGAAATCAAAGACTATTTAGGAATTGATTATAATGATGATGTTTCAAATAGAAACATTAAAAAATATATGAGTGTCGCTGATAGTTGGTTAAAAGGTGCTATTGGAGAAAATTATCCTAAAAATGATGAAAGGGCTAAACAATTAGCTCTTTTTGTCATTGAGGATTTATATGATAGAGGTTCATATTCTGTAAAAGAAAATAAGAACATTGAAAAAATGAAAAACGACTTTATAATGCAACTTCAATGTGAAGGTAGAAAGTAATGGCTAGTTATAATACACCAATACTAATTCAAAAGTTAGATGTAGATACTGAAAAATGGAGTAATTATTATTCAACTCATGCAAATATTAATAAAGCAACTGGTAAGGAATATTTTAATGCTTCATCAAATATAAGTAGTTCTACATATAATTTTAAAGTTAGATATTGTGAAAAAATAAAAGATTTATTATTTAATACTGAAATATATAGAGTTGTTTATGAAAGTCGCTGCTATGATATTAAAAATGCTGATAGATATGCTGAAAATAAAACAGAAATAACTATTATAGGTGATTATAATGGCAAGACATACACCAATTGAAAGAATTAGTGAAGAAATAAACAATGAACTAAAATTATATAGTTCAGAAGTTGTTGCTGGAATGAAAAAGGCTAATGATAAGTGCATGAAAGAATTTGTAGAAGATACAAAAAGAGATGCACCTAGAGGCCAAAGACAAAAATATTATAAAAATATTACTAGTAAAACAACTTTAGATACACCTAATCGAAAAGTCAATACATGGTATGTTAAAGATCCAGAATATCGCTTAACGCACTTAATTAAAAATGGCCATGCTACTAGAAATGGTGATAGAACTAAAAAGAATGATTTTATTGATAAAAATTATGATAAATTAGAAAAAAATTTTGAAAAGGAAGTAAAGGAGGTTATTCAAAATGGACATTAAAAAATGGTTTGAAGATGGAACTAATTTAAAAATTAAAGAAAATCGTACTAGAAAAATAACCACTCTTCCTTACAATATTTTTATTGATGATAAATATTTTAGAGGTGCTGATGATAAGAATAATATTATAGAGCATAATGTTACATTTGAACATTATAGTGAAACTATAAATACAGAAGATGAAACAATAATTGAAAACTTTTTAAATAAAGAAGCGATACATTTTGAAAAAAATAGAGAGTGGCTACAAGATGAAGAAATGTGGGTTACACTCTATGAATTAGACACATTTTTAGAAAAATTAAGAAAGGAAGGTAATTAAAAATGGGTAAAAGAAGTAATGAAACTATCACATTAGGTAGTGGTAAATTATATTGTATGGAATATCCATCAACTGGAATAATGCCAGAAGATACTGCTATTGAAACAGAAGAAAATAGATTAGCTTGGATTAAAGGCGGTGCTTCACTTGAATATAGTGGTGAGTTCTACGATGCAAAAGATGATTTAGGAATGGTATCAAAAAGGAAATTAACAACAGAAGATGTAAAATTAAAATCAGGTATCATGACTTGGAACGGTCAAGTTCTTAAAAAATTATGTTCTACAGCAAGAGTATCAGAAGAAAGTGGTGTTAGAACTGTTAAAATTGGTGGAACTGGTAACGATGATGGAAAAGTTTATATTTTTCACTTCTTACATGAAGATCCAGTTGATGGTAATGTAAGAATTACTATGGTTGGACAAAATACAAGTGGCTTTACATTACAATTTGCTGCAGATGCTGAAACAGTTATTGATGCAGAAATTAGTGCTGTTGCTGGTAAACTTGATAATGCTGGTACACTAGTAATTCTTAAAGAAGAAATTGATGCTACTGCATAATAGGAGGTATTTTAAATGTTAGATCTAACAATTTATAAATCAAGATATTATCCAGTTAAAATTAGTGAAAATGAAATCATTAATGTTGAACCTCCAAAAAGAAAACAATTAAAAAAAATATTAGAATTAACTAAAAATATGAAATCTGAATCTTTAGATGAAAATGATATTGATAATTTATATGAAGCAATAACAATTGCAATTAACAAAAATAAAGAAAATAAAATACTTTCATCAGATAAAATTGATGATATTTTTAGTTTAAATGCTTTATATGCATTTTTCGAAGGTTATTATACTTGGGTTGCGGATAATCTTGATCAAAAAAACTAGAAATTCCTTACTATCCTAAAAAGAAAACTGATAGTAAGGAAAATCCGTACATAATAGAAACTGTAGAAGAAAAAACAATTTCTAAATATTTAAATATTCCGCTATTTGAAGTTGATGAATTAGATGTAGTTGAATATAAATTTTATTTGAGAGAAGCATTTATTTATAATTGTTCAATGACAGAAGAAGGAATTGAATATTTAATAAATGCGAAAAGATTAGAAACAACAGAGCCTGAAAGAGATAAATTAAGAAAGAAGATTGAGGAGCAACAAACTAGTTAATAGTATTGCTCCTCTTTTTTTATAGAAAGGAGGGCAAAAATATGGCAAGTAATAGAATAAAAGGTATTACAATTGAAATTGATGGTGATACCACAAAACTTGGAAAAGCATTAGATGGTGCAGAAAAATCTAGTAGAGATTTACAAAGTGAATTAAAAGGTGTTAATTCATTATTAAAATTAGATCCCTCAAATGTTGAATTGTTAAGACAAAAGCAAGAATTGTTAACACAAAGTATAAGTGCAACAGAACAGAAATTAAATACTTTAAAACAAGCACAAGCCCAAGTTCAAGCACAATTTGAACGAGGAGATATAACTGTTGAACAATATAGAGATTTTCAACGTGAAATAATTGCTACTGAACAAAAACTAAAAAGATTGAAAGATGAGCAAAAAGATTTTGGTAGTGTAGTAGAGCAGCAAATGAAAGTAGCTGGTAAGAAAGTTGAAGAATTTGGCGGTAAAATCGAAGATGCTGGTAAAAAGTTTTCTATTTTATCCGCTGGTGCTACTGCAGGTTTAGGATATGCTACTAAAACTGCTGGTTCGCTTGAAGGAGCAGTAAATAAAGTAACTGTTGCTACTGGAGCTAGTAAAGAAAGTACCGAAGGATTAAAAGAAGTATTAAAATCTATTCATGATAATAATTATGGTGAAGATTATAATGATATTGCTGAAAAAATGGCTTTAGTAAAGCAAAATTTAGGTGATATTTCTAATACAGATCTTCAAAATATAACCGAAAGAGCATATATGTTAGAAGATGCTTTTGGTATGGACTTCAACGAAACCTTAAGAGGTATTAACGGACTTATGACCAATATGGGCTTAACTGCTGAACAGGCATTTGATTATTTAGTAGTTGGTGCTCAAAATGGTTTAAATAAATCTGATGAATTAGCTGATAACATTGCCGAATATTCTCAATTATGGGGACAAGCAGGTTTTAGTGCTGAGGAAATGTTTGTAATATTACAAAATGGATTAGATAGCGGTGCTTATAACCTAGATAAAGTTAATGATTTAGTTAAAGAGATGGGAATATCTCTAACTGATGGAAGAATTGAAGAAAATTTAAGTTCATTTAGTAAAGAAACTCAAAATCTATTTAAAGAATGGCAAAAAGGTGGAGCAAGTCAAGCGGATGTTATTAAAAGTATTATTAATGATTTTTCTAATATGGAAAATGAACAAGAAGCATTAACACTTGCAGGTACTGTATGGAGTGCATTAGGTGAAGATAATGCAATGAAAATTATTACTTCTCTAGGCAATGTAAATAATACTTATAAAGATGTAACTGGTTCTGTATCAGAAGCTAGTGAGCAAATGTATAGCGGTACTGGAGCAAAAGCAGAACAAGCAATGAAAAAAATACAAACTGCATTTCAAACAATGGGAGATGCAATACTTCCTATATTAACACCTATTATAGAAAAGATAGCTGATTTAGCAACTAAATTTAGTAAGTTAAATCCTACAATTCAAAAGATAGTATTAGTTGTTATGGGATTAGTTGCAGCAGCAGGCCCAGTTCTAATTTTTGTTGGAAAAGTCATAACCGCAGTAGGGAAAATAATGCCTTTAATAACAAAACTAGGCGGTATTTTATCAAAAGCACCAGTTGTTTTAGGAGCAATAAAAACCGCTTTTATGGCAATCGTAGGTGTTTTAGGTTGGCCAGTAACAATAATAATGTCCATAATTGGTGTTTTAGTGCTTTTATATAATAAATGTGAGTGGTTTAGAGATTTAGTACATAAAATTTTAGATGGAATAGTATCTGGTATAAAATGGGTAGGTTCAATTTTGTCAAAAGCAGGAGTATGGATTTATGACAATGTTATTAAACCAATAGCTGATTTCTTTGTTGGATTATTTACAACAATAAAAGATGGATTAGTTGCAGCATGGAATTTTGTAACTGGTATTTTAAAAACAGTATCAGCGTGGATATATGATTATGTAATTAAACCTATTATAGTTATAATTCTTGCTTTAGGAACGTTACTTTATGAAGGTATTGTTAAGTTATGGAATTTCGTTACTGGAATTTTAAAGACAGTAGCAAAATGGATATACGATAATGTAATTAAACCAGTAGTGGATTTCTTTGTTGGATTATTTACAATAATAAAAGATGGAATAGTATCAGCGTGGAACTTCATAACTGGAATTTTAAAGACAGTAGCAAAATGGATATATGATTATGTAATTAAACCAGTTATAGATTTCTTTACAAAATGTTATGAAACAATAAAAAATGCATTTGTTACAACATGGAATTTTATAAAAAATATATTTAGTACAGTAGCAAATTGGATTAATACTTATGTAGTACAACCTATAGTTAATTTTTTCACAAATTTATGGAATAGCATTAAAAATATATTTGGTAATGTTAAATCATTTTTCACTGATAAATTTAAACAAGCATATGATGGTATTAAAAGTGCATTTGGTGGTGTAAAAAATTGGTTTAATGAAAATGTATGGGGAAAAATTCAAAGTGTTTTTAGCGGTGCAAAAGAGAAAATGGCTGAAATCGGTGGTAAGATATGGAGCGGATTAAAATCTGCATTTAAAAATCCTTTAGGATTAAAAGTTACTTATGATACTAATGTTGGTAAAGTCAAAAAGGCAATATATTCTGCTTTAGGATTAGATGGATGGCCTAAATTAAGTTTTGCAGCTAAAGGTGCAGTATCTCGTAAACCAACTGCATTATTAACTGGTGAATATCCTAATGCTGTTAATAACCCTGAAATAACAACTCCTCAAAGTATTATGAGAGATACTATGATGGATGCTTTAACATCATTTAATAATCAAAGATATCAAAATGGATCTAATGGAGATATTGGAGAATTAACAAGATTATTAAAACAATATATGCCACAAATAGTTGAAAACATGGATAGAGATATAAATCTTGATGGTCGCAAAGTTGGTAAACTAATTGCACCTACAATAAATAAGGAATTAGGTGTTTTAAGTGCTAAAGAACAAAGAGGATACTAGAAAGGAGGATTTTAAATGAATGGAGTAAAGTTTGGTGATAAACATTCTATTACTGATTGGGATTTATTAATGACTTCTAAAACAATAGGAGATGCAGAACCTAAAATTATAACGGTTGAAATTCCAGGAAGTGATGGAGTGAAAGATTTAACAGAAGCATTTGGCGAAGTTAATTATAATAATAGAACCTTAACATTTAATTTTGATTTATTTCAAAGTCCTTCCGACTGGTGGACTATAAAAGAAAAAATATCAAAGTACTTGCATGGAAAAAAACTTAAAATAATTTTAGATCAAGATCCTAATTATTATTATATTGGTAGGTGTAAAATAACTAATTTTTCAAATGATTATACTGTAGCTCATTTAACTATTGAATGTGATTGTGAACCTTATAAATATAAATTAAATGAAACAGTAGTTGAAGAATCAGTAACAGCTGGAACAACATATACATATTCAAATTTATTTAAAAGTGTTATTCCTGCTTTAGTTTTAAGTGCAGATATGACATTAGAATTTGGAGGTAATACATATAGTTTATCCGCTGGTACTCAAAAAGTATTAGATATTAAATTTGTTGAGGGAAATAATAGTATTAAAGTTACTGCTGGAAGTGGAACATTAACTGTTAAATATCAAGAGGCTACATTATGATGAAATACCAAATTAAATGTGATGATAAAATTTTATATGATTTAAGAGATAAAGAATTTTTTGTTGAAAGTCCTAACTTAAATTTAGAAATAAATAAAGTTGGGACTTTAACTTTTTCTATTTATCCTGATCATCCTTATTTTGATAGTTTAAAAAAATTAAAATCAAGAATCATTGCTAAAAGAGGAAATAAGGATATTTTTAGAGGAAGAATTATAAGTGATGAACAAGGTATCTATAATGAAAAAAATGTTGAATGTGAAAGCAGTTTAGCATATTTAAATGATAGTATTTACAGGCCTAGTTCATTTACTGGTACACCAGAAGAATTATTTACTTTAATTTTTAGTAATCATAATTTGCAAGTAACTGATGACCAAAAATTAAAAGTAGGTAATGTAACAGTAACTGATCCTAATAATTATATTTCAAGAAGTTGGGAAGATTATCTATCATCTTGGGATTTATTAAAAACAAAATTATTAGAACCTTTAGGAGGTTATCTTGTTGAAAGATATGAAGATGATGGTACATATATTGATTGGCTAGAAGATTTTACAAATAATGAAAGTTTAATTGTATCTACTCAAACAATTGAATTTGGTGAAAATCTTATTGATATACTAGCAAAAAACGATGCTTCAACTACATATAGTGTAGTTATTCCTTTAGGTTATGAAATTGAAAATGAAGATGGTACTAAATCAAGATTAACAATTAATAGTGTAAATGATGATAAAGATTATTTAGTTAATGAAACTGCATTAGCAGCTTATGGATGGAAGGTAGCACCAGTGAGTGAAACTACTTGGGATGATGTAACAGTAGCAAGTAATTTAAAAACAAAAGGTCAAAAATGGCTAGATAATCAAGCGGTTATGATAGCAAGTACTTTAGAAATAACAGCTTTAGATTTAGCAGCAGTAGATCAAGATATAGAGTTTTTCTTTATTTATAAATATGTAAGAATAAAGAGTACTCCACATAATTTTAATAAAGTATATTTGTTAAAATCAATTAAAATTCCTTTTGACCATCCTGAAAGCACACAAATTACTTTAGGTGAAACATCTAATACTTTAACTGGTATTGAATTAGGAAATAAGCAAAAAATAGATGGTGTAATAACTAGAGTTGAAACGATAGAAGCGGATTATGTAACTAATGAAGAAGTTGGAGAAGTTATTGAAAGTGAAATATCAAGCAATCCAAATATAACAAATATCATTAATGAAGTAGTTTCAAGTAATACTTCAATATTACAAAATGCAGAAAATATTATAATGACTGCATTACAAGACTATGTAGCAACAAGTGATTTTGAAACATTTCAACAAACTGTATCAACTCAATTTCAACAAACTGCTAATGCATTTAATTTTAATTTTACTAATCTTACAAGCCAAATAAATAATTTAAATGGTAATACTCAACAACAATTTCAAGAAATAAGTAAATACATAAGATTTGAAGATGGAAATATTATTTTGGGTGAAGCTGGTAATGAAATAACCTTAAAAATAGAAAATGATAGAATTTCTTTCTTACAAAATAATAGTGAAGTTGCTTATTTAAGTAATAATAAATTAGTAGTAACTGATGGTGAATTTTTAAATAGTTTAATCATTGGAAATTTTGCTTGGAAACCTAGAGAAAATGGCAATTTAAGTTTAGTTAAAATTGGAGGTGGTAGTTAATGGCGAAAAGTGGATATAAAGATTTTGTAGTAACTAATGATGGTTATATTAAATTAAGATATTCATGGAGTGCTGGAACTCAAAACATAACAAATAACTTCACTCCTATTTCATGGGTATTGCAATTAATTAGTACTAATTCTAAAGCAAATATTAGTTCAAGTGTAAGTAAAAATTATTCGGTAACTACTGATAGTGCTACTTCAAGTGGTACTAATACAGTAGGTTTAAATGGTGGAGCAACTAAAACTTTAGCAAGTGGATCTAAAAACATATATCATGGTTCAGATGGTAAGAAAACATTTAGTTTCTCAATTAGTCAAGAATTTAATATTACTTATAGTGGTGTTTCTATAGGAACTATTACTGGTAGTGGAACTGGTACATTAGATGATATTCCTAGAAGTTCAGTATTAGGAACAATAAATAATTTTACAATAGGTAACGCAATTACAATACCTATTACTAAATATAGCGATAGTTTTAGTGATACTCTTAATATTTATGTAGGAGATACTTGGATAAAGAGAGTTGAAGGACTTACAAATAATCAAAGTGTATCATTTACAACTTCTGAACTAAATAATATTTATAATGCTATGTCAAATGTAACAAGTGCTACTTTTAAATTTGTAAATTCAACATATAGTGGAGCAAATATTATAGGA